CCGGCCGCGGCGGGCGTGTCCGCCCAGGCCGCGCCGGTGTGGTGGACCGCCCGCGCCTCGTCGGCGACCCAGGCCCGCCAGCCGGCCCGCGGCGCCAGGAAGACCCAGCCGCCATTGAGCCGGAGCGCGAGCTTGCCCTCCTGCCCCTCCCAGGCGTTCACCGCCCCGGCGGGCACGGCATAGGCGCTGCCGTCCGTCGCGGTCTCGGGCGGGATCGTCACGGCCCGCGAAACCAGCGTCAGTTGCAAGAGCGCGTCGATCCGCGCCAGCGCCTCGTTCATCGTGACATGCTTTTGCGCCTGCGAGGCCTGCAGCAGCGGCAGGCCGGTGTTCGCCGTCTCACTCATCTATGACCATCCTCGCAAAGGGTCCGGGTCCGAACCGGTCGGAAATCTGCGCCACCTCGACGGTGACCGGCGCGATGCCGTCGGCCGCGCGCGCCGCCGCGTCATAGCGCCAGCCCGGCACGGCGGTCTCGGCCTCGCGCAGGATCGTGCCGTCGCGGGTGACGCGCAGCAGATAGGCCTCCTGCGCCTCGCCCAGGGGCACCTCGGTCGAGGCCCAGCTGTCGCCGTCGATGCGGCTGCGCCGGATCCAGCTGATATCGAGCGCCCCGTCCCCGGCCCGCGCCGCCCGCAGATGCACCGGCGCATAGGGGCGCAGGCCGTTGCCGCGGAACGCCCGTTGCTCGTGGTGATAGACCGGGTCGTCATACCCCCGCTGGGCGGGGCCGATGCGGAAATGCCGCGCGAGATCGCGCGCCGCCGGGGCCAGGTCGATCTGCACCGGCGCCGAGTCGAGCAGGACGACATAGGACCCCGGCGGCCATTCCTCGGGCATGACCGCATCGGTGCCGAGTTGCCCGCGCAGCCGCAGCGACAGCGCGTAAAGCCCGTCGCCCACCAGCCGCGCCTCGGTGAACTGGAAGATCTCCCAGTCGCCGCCCGAGCCGCTGCCGATCGCCGCGGCGTTCGCCCCGTTCAGCACCTGCGCCGTGCCGGCCGAGGACAGCGTGCCGCCATAGACCCGCAGCCGGAGCGCCGCGCCCCGGTCCCAGACCGACGGATCGGCCCGGTGGAGCGGGGTCTCGGTCACGCCGAGCGTCGCACCGCGCTCGATCAGGCGATTGAGACTGTAGCCCGCATCCTCGGGCGCGTCGTAGACCGCGACCGACCCCGGCCAGGGGGTCGCCGTCACGGCGATATGCGGGGCGTGCGGTACCTCGGCTCCCGTCAGGAGCGGCAGGTCCAGGAACAGCGGAAAGACCGGCCCCGCCACCGAGAAGGGCCGCACCGCCGGCATCTCTTCCACCGCGTCGCTCGGCCGGAAGAGGGTCGGCTCGACGCGCACCGCCTCGCATTGGCGCGCGCCCGCGTCCTCGACCCGGTCGATCCGGTAGAGCGCCGCCGCAGCGCCCGTCCCGTGGGCCACGACGTCGCCGGCGCCCAGCGCCGCGTCGGAAGGCGGCAGCGCGAAGCGCAGCGTGTCCCGCGCGACGCGGGACTCGGCCAGCCAGCGCTCGACGATGCCGCGGGCCTCGGCCCCGGTCAGCGCGAGCGGCAGTTCCGTGCCGGCGACCGCGTGGCTTTCCTCGCCGGGGAACACCGCCTCGGCGGCACGGGCGGCATAGGCGTCGTCGGCCTCGACATAGGACAGCCGCACCCGCCCCGCCGTCTCGGCCTCGGGCAGGCGCGCGGTCTCGATCCCGCCCGGAAGGTCACCCGCGACCGCCAGCGTCGCGGGGTCCAGCACGGCATCGGCCACCGCGTCGCGGTTGGCGAACCGGATGATCCCGTCGCGCTCCACCGCGTCGAACCCGTGGGCAAGCATCAGGGGCTGCAGCGCAGCGCGCGCGGTGTCGGTCTCGGCCTGGGCATAGCCCCGCAGGATGCCGTGCAGCCGGGCGGTGTCGTGGTCCGCCATGCCGGAGCGCTCGCAGATCTCGGCGACGACGTCGTCCAGCGTTTCGGAGGCGATGCGCCCGCTGACCCAGTGCCCGCGGGCGTAGTTCTCGCCATCCGTCCAGAGCGCGCGGGCATTGGGGAAAGCCGGCCAGGGCCGCGCATCCCAGGCCCAGACATGGGCGCGCGACATGTCCACCATCGGCCCGCCATAGACCGACGAGTCCGGGTTCCGTGCCGGATCGCCCCAATGGGCGTACAGCGCCCGCAGGTATTGTAGCTGGATCAGGTCGTCGCGCCGCCCGTCGGAAAACCGCGGCAGCGCGGATTCCGAAGACTTCGGGTCGACGAAGACATTCGGCTGGTTGGTGCCCTTGTCGACGGCCGGGCAGCCGATCTCCGTGAAGAGGACGGGCTTGGATTCCGGCACCCAGGCCGTCGGCGTCGCGGCCCGCACCCCGCCAACCCGGTCGTGATGCGGGTTGCGCCACCAGTTCAGGATGTCCTTGTAGCGAAACACCCAGGGCTCGCCATGGGCGCCGTCGGTGATCGGGGTGCGGATCTGCGCCGCGCGCGCGGCGTCGGACTCGTAGAACCAGTCATAGCCTTCGCCGCCGGCGACGTTGCCCGCGAGATAGCCCAGATCGTAGATCGCCCCATGCGCGGCATCGGCGTGATCGGACCCCTCGCGCCAGTCCGACAGCGGCATGTAGTTGTCGATGCCGATGAAGTCGATCGCCGCGTCGGCCCAGAGCGGGTCGAGATGGAAGAANACGTCACCCGACCCGTCCGCCGGGTGATAGCCGAAATATTCCGACCAGTCGGCGGCATAGCCGATCCGCGGTCCCGCGCCGAGGATCGTGCGCACGTCCCGGGCCAGGCTGCGCAGCGCCGCGACCGCCGGGAAGCTGTTCCCCGGCCCGCGGATCTGCGTCAGGCTGCGCATCTCGGAACCGATGCAGAAGGTCTCGACGCCGCCCGCGGCCACGCAGAGATGGGCATAATGCAGGATGAAGCGGCGATACGACCATTCCGCCGGCCCGTGATAGGCGACGCCATCGGCGGTGCGGGTGAAGTCGCCCGGCGCGGCGCTGCCGAAAAGGGCGGCGACCTCGGCCTCGGCGGCCGCGGTGCCGTCCGGCGTCCCGTCCCGCCCCGGCGCCGCCGCGAGCGTGATCCGCCCGCGCCAGGGATAGACGGGCTGGCTGTCCGCCCCGGTCCAGGGATCGGGCAGCGCGTTGCCCTCGGGCACATCCATCAGGATGAAGGGGTAGAACATCACTTCCTGCCCGCCGTCCCGGATCGCCCGGATCGCCTCGATCACCGAGGCATCTGCCGGCGTGCCGCCGAAGGCCGGCCGGTCGTCGCGCCGCGAGACCGGAACCGCCCCCGCGCGCCCCTGCCCCGACACCTGCCAGGCCATGTCCTGCCCGTCGGCCGCGGTCTGCTCCACCCGGGGCTCCAGCCGGCACTGGCCCGCGCGCAGGTCGGTTCCGAACCAGCTGACCACCAGCGAGACAGACCGGCAGTTCGGTACCTCGCCGCGCAGCGCGTCAAGCGCCGTCTCGAGATCGCTCTTGCCGCTCGGCGTGTTGACGTTCGCGGTGCGGCTCACGCCGGGCCCTTCGGAGAAGCGCACCGGCGTCGTCGCCAGGGCGTATTCGCCGGTCCCCGGGATCAGCGCGACCCCCTGCACGAGATCGGCCGGGCGCCCGGGACCCGCGGGCACCGCCGGCTGCGCCGGGCGGAACAGCTCGAAGGACAGCTGCGGCACCCGGTTGCCATAGGGCGCGAGATCGAGATCCTCGATCACCACATAGGCCGTGCCGCGATAGGCCGGCGCGGCACCTGCCCCCTCGATCGCGGCGATCGTTGGATCCGGCAGCTGCTGGGCATCCCCGGGGTAGAAGCGCAACGTCAGATCGTCCGGCGCGATCTCGGCCCCATCGGCCCAGATCCGCCCGATCCGGCTGCAGACGCCCTCGCCCAGCGCCAGCGCAAGGCTCACCGAGTAGCTGTAGCTGGTGGTCTGGGGCCGCGGGGCGCCGCCCTTGCCGCTGCCGCCGCCCGAGCTGGTCTTGTGCTCGGTGAAGCGCGAGGCCCAGATCACCTGCCCGGCCACGCGCATCCGGCCCCACTGGACCGGCACCGCCGTCCCCTCGCGCGCGCCCGTCAGGCGGAACCGGTCCACGCGGCCGGTCTCCACCGCCTCGGCCCCCTGCCCGAGCAGCCGCTGGTCGATCAGTTGGCCGAGCGTCGCCCCGGCCGCGCGCCCGATCACCACCGAGGACAGACCGGCAAAGGCGCCGCCCGTGACAGCGCCGGCCGCCGCACCCGCGGCCGAGAGAAGGATGGTTGCCATCAGTGTCTCCGTTCGGGAAAGGCAAAGCGCGCCACGACGCGCCGCGCCCAGGGAGCCGAGAGCGGGCTTTCGACCACGCCGTGGCCCTCATAGGCATGGATGAAGCGAGCCTCCGCCCCGACGGCCGAGGCCAGGCCCAGGTGTTTCGCCACCGCCCCCCGGCGCATGCGAAACAGCAGGACGTCGCCCGGCGCCGGCGCGTCGAGCGGCCTGGCCCGCAGGTGCCGCGCCGCCCCCGCCCAGAGCGCCTCGTCCCGCGCGGGCTCGGACCAGTCGCGGGTATAGGGCGGCACAGCTTCGGGCTCGGCCCCGTAAAGCTCGCGCCAGACCCCGCGCAGCAGGCCGAGGCAATCCGCCCCCGCCCCGCGGACCGAGGCCTGGTGCCGATAGGGCGTGCCGATCCANCCNNGCGCCGCGCGTATGGCCGCCTCCGCGACGGTGGTCATTCCGACCGGCTCCCGCCGTCATGGGGGCCGCCCGGCTTCGGATAGGCCATCAGCCAGTCGTCGCCGGGGATATGGGGAAAGCCGCGGAAGTTCTCGAAGTTGTGGAACTTGAACCGGCAGGTTTCGGCCCGCTTGTCGCATCCCGGGCGCAACCGCACCCGGTCGCCCGCCGCCAGCGCGCCGCGAATCGTCTCCCAGAGTCCGATCTCGCGCCGCGCGCCATCGACGCGATCGGTCTTCACCACGCCCCCGGCCCCGGCGGCGTCCCCGTCCAGCACGTCGAGCCGGCCGCGCTCGAACCAGCGGGCCGCGAAGCCGTCGAGCCCGGTGCAGCGCAGCACGCGCCCATCCTCGAGCGACTCGATGACGGCCTCGCCGCTGTAGCCGGGCGTATCGAGATCGAAGCCGCAGCGCGCATCGCCCAGCACCGCCGCGCAGTCCCGCTGGTAGACCCCGCCCTGCGGCCGGTTCAGCGCCTCGGCCAGGCCGCGCAGATCCGCCTCGAAGCGCCCCTCGGCGCGCCGGATCTCGCCCAGGCTGCCCCGGAACTGGAGCTGCCTTTGCGCCGGATCGGTCCAGTTGACCAGCCAGATGCGAAGCGCCGCGCCGTCATAGAGCCCCGCGAGGATATCGTCCTCGGTCACCGAGGCGTCCGACAGCGCGCCGACGGCCTGGGCGTTGTCCACCGCAAGCCCGCTCGTCTGCTGCAGCGCCGAGGCGGTCAGCCCCGACCGGGCGCGGAAGGTCACGCCGTCGAAGACGAGGTCGCGATCATGATCGGTAAACCCCAGAACCCGGCCGTCCCGGCGCGTCACCGCCCAGGCCCGGCAAAGCGTCGTCGCCCCCGTCGCCAGGTGCGCGGCGAGGCCCGCGTTCAATTCCCGCATCAGACGCGCACCTCCACCACCGGCACGGCCGGCACCTCGCCGGCGGCGAAATTGGCCACGGAGGTCTGGATCCGGTCGGTGTCGAACCGCACCGGCACGTCGAATTCGAACCCGGCCGTGACCGCCGCGCCGCCGCCCGGCGGCTCGGCCAGCGTCACCGCCCCGGTCGTCGTGTCGACCGCGTAGTGAACGCCCTCGACCAGCGCGTCGGCCCCCAGCCCCAGCCGCACCGTGCCCGCGACGGGCTTGGTGATCGGGCGGCGATAGGCCTGGTCGCCGGATCGGTATTCCTTCGACAGCTGGAACACGGCCGTCGCCCCGTCGCCGGTGCCGATCACCTGGTCGGTGAAGGCCGGCTCGGCCGAGGGCGCGCAGGACTTGTAGTCGGTCCAGTCCTTCCAGCGGAACCCGTTGAGCTGCCCCTGGCGCGCCTCGAAGAAGGCCACCAGCGTCTCGATATCGTCGAGCGAGCGCAACCCGACGCCCGCGTCGTAGCGCCGGCGCGCGTCCGCCCAGGGGGTGTTGCGCTCCTCCGCGCCGTTGGCCAGCGTGACGATCTCGGTGCGCCGCTCGGGCCCGCCGACCGATCCGAAGCTCAGCGCCGACGGGAAGCGAATCTCGTGGAAACTCATGCGCCTCTCCTCAGCGGTTGCGGGCCCCGCGCGCCAGCGCGCGGCTCACCTGGGCGGCGATCTGCGACTGCGAGCGGCGGAAGCCCTCGACGTCGGGCGTCGTGACGTTGACCGTGACCTGCACAGCGCGTCCCGCCGACCGGCTTTCCACCCCGAGCCGTCCGTCAGGCCCGCGCGCCAGCGGCAGGATCGCCTCGGGCCCGGCCTCGCCCATCAGCCCGACCCCGCCGCGCATCGGGAAATAGGTGGGGCCAGAGACCACGCCCCCGCGCGCGAAGGGTTGCACCCGTCCCTGGCTGAACGGCGCGCCCTTCTCGAAGGGCAACAGCCCCGAGACGAGCGCGTGCATCCCCTCCGCGATCGCGCCGCCGAGCCCGTCCTGCACCGGCTTCATGGCCGTGTCGTAGGCCGCGCGGCTCATGGCGCGGCCGACCTCGCGCAGCGCGTCGGACAGCCGCATGCCGTCGAAGACCAGGCCGTCGAAGGCCCGGCGCAGCCCCGAGCCGATGCTTTTCGAAAGCGAGTCGACCTCGCGCCCGGTGTAAAGCAGCGTCTGCCGCATCACGGCCAGTTCCCCCTGGAAGGCCGACGACATCTCGCGTGCGCCGCCGAGCGCCGTCTCCAGCGCCGCGATCTCGTCGTCGAGCGCCTCCAGATCTTCGAAGACTTCCGTCATGCCTGTTCCTCCGTCTCGTCGGGAAAGCGCCGCGCCAGCGCCTCGAGCCCGGCGCGGCTCATGCCGGACGCGCCGCCCGCCCCGCCCAGCATCAGCATCAGCTCGGCCGGGGTCAGCGCCCAGAACTCTGCCGGGCGCAGCCCCTGCCCGCGGATCCCCGCCCGCATCAGCCCCGGCCAGTCGAGACCGCTCATGCCTCTGGCCCGGGCAGGCGGAACGCGCGCGCCAGCAGTTGCGCGGCCACGCGGGCGGCTTCCATCGGGCCGCCCGCGATCTCGGCGGCCAGCAGGTCGGCCGCGCCGCCCCGCCAGCCGCCGCCGCGCAGACCGGCCACCACGACGGCGAGAATGTCGCGCGTGCCGAAGCGGCCCGTCTCGAACCGTTCGACCAGGGCCAGCAGGCTCTCGTCGGCAAGCGTGGCCTCGAGCTCGGCCAGCGCGCCCAGCGTCAGCCGGCAGTCATGCGCCACACCGTCGAGGGTCAGCTGCACCTCGCCCGCCCAGGGATTCGCCATCAGAGCCCCGTGAAGCTGAGCGCGCCGGCCGAGGCCATGGTGATCTCGTAGCTGGCCTCGCCGTCATGGCTGCCGGCATACTCGATCGCGGTGATCTGGAACGGTCCCTCGACCACGCCGAAATCCGGGATCACCACCTGGAAATCCGGCACCTCGCCGTCGAAGAAGATCTGCCGCGCCCGTTCGTCGGTACCGGCATCGCGGAACACGCCCGAGCCGCTGATCGCGGCGGCGCGGACGCCGGCCCCGGCCAGAAGCTCCCGCCAGCCGCCCTGGCTGTCGAGCGATGTAACGTCCACCGGCTCTGCATTGAAGCTGATGCGCGTGGCGCGCAGGCCCGCGATGGTCTCGAAACTGCCGGACCCGGTCATGTCCAGCTTGACCAGCAGGTCCTTGCCTTTCTGGGCTCCCATATCTCTCTCCTGGGTTCTCGTCGGTCAGGCATCCTCGAGCCGCGCCCGGAAGCGCAGCTCGATCAGATTTTCCCCGGCACCGGCGCCGCGGCGGGCGCGGGCGCGGGTGAAGCGCAGGCTCACGAGCCGTCCGCGCGCCAGCGCCAGGGGGGTGTCGTGCAGGGCCTCGCAGACCGCCGCCGCGACGCTCTTGGCCGCGTGGAATCCGCCCGTGCGCCCGCCGACCAGCACCGTGAAGTCATGGACGGCGCCCGGCCCCGACGCATCGGAGCTATCGCGCACCTGTTCAGGGCCGAGCCGGACATAAAGCGGCGGCAACGTGTCCGCGGGCGCGGTGTCGAAAATGGCGTCGCCCAGCAGCGCGTTCAGCGCCGGATCGGTGGCCAGGGTCTCGTAGACCGCGGCCTGCAGCGCGGCGGACTGCGCGTAACTCATGCCGGGGCCTCCTCGGTGGCGAAACAGGTCAGGTAGCGCCCCGCCGGATCGTCCTCGGCCACGGCCGCGATCCGGAACACGCGCCCGTCGACCCCGCGCAGCCGCTGGCCGGCCCGCGGCCGCCGGGCCGATCCCGGCGGCGCGGCGCGCAGGATGACGCGATAGGCCACCCGCGCACGATCCAGCCCGCCCGCATCGTCCCGGCGGCCCGACCCGGCCCGCAGATCGGCCCAGACCGTGCCCGTCGCCGTCCAGCTCTCGGCATGGCCGCCGGCGCCGTCGGGCACGCGCGCGGGCGTCTCCAGAACCAGTTTCCGGGTCAGCTGCACCGGCCTCATCTCCGGCCCCCGATGGTGCGGACGGTGCGGAAATGCTCGATCAGGGCCATCACGCCGAAGGGCATGGCGCCCTCGACGCCCGCCGCATCGGCGCGCTGCTCGTAGTAGTGGGCCGCAAGAAGCATCACCGCCTGGCAGAGCTCGGGCGGCACCCCCGCCCATGACGCGTCATAGCCGGCCGAGAAGCGCAGCTCGACCACGCCCGCCTCGGGCACCAGCGGCAGCGCCGGCCCGATCGCGGCGAGCCGCGGG